AGGCAGCATGTACAGTAGTTGGTAGTACACTAGAATTCGTAAGTGACTTAACTGGCGCAGCTAGCTCAATCGCTATTACTGACACGAATCTACTTAGCTCACTACCTGAGTTCCTACAAGTAGAGACAGCAGTAGACGGTAATCTACCTCAAGCAAACTTTATTCAAGATCCAGAAGATCTTAACATTAAGGGCGCTAGTACTGTAGAGATTGAGAGTCCAGGAACACCCGACGTAACAATAAGCTTTTATCGTTAATAGTAGAGCCCGTGTAATAGCGGGCTTTCTTATAAATACTACTATGGAGAAGTTTGATTTAAGTACAATTAGTAGTGCAACTTTCAATGTTACCGATGGCTGTGGCGACATTAAAGTTGTCAGGGCTATTCGTGCCGAACTATTATACGAAATTATTAAAGCACACACCCTAGTGTTAGAAGATCCTCATTGTGAAGTTACTGATTTGATTGATCTATTCACAGGATTCGTTGCTTCACCCTATGATGTTACGTGGTTTACTACGCATGATACTAAAGAACCCGTACAGAAAGCAATAATGCAAGCAGCAAGGGAAGGCAATGACGTAGTTGTAATAGAAATCCTCCCCATGATGGACCCTGATCTCGGAGGTATAGTCTTAGATAAATAAAAGTACGTTAGCAGGAGTGCTAGCGTTACATCCGTGGAGGCGGTAATGTCAGATAAGACTACAAAAGACAAAGGCGGAAGACCTAAAGCCAAAATCAAAGCCGCAGACGTTTACAAGCTAGCCCAAATCGGGTGTACTCTAAATGAGATAGCTGACTTTCACGATGTAGACGTTAACACTATCCGTCGCAGATTCAAGAAAGAACTAATAAAAGGTAAATCTAATCTAAAGCAACGCCTACGCAAGGCACAATTAGAGACTGCCATCGAAGGCAAAAATCCCACAATGCTAATCTGGTTAGGCAAACAAATGCTTAATCAAACTGATAACGGTACATTCGACGATGAAGAGTTAGTCGATGATGTGGATTTTGACCTCGATGAAACATAGAGAGATAGCCGACTATCGTAACGCACAATTAATAGAACAGAACTACATCTGTCCTTTGTGCGAACTCCCAATAGATCCTAAGCAAGCAGCCCTAGATCATTGCCATAAAACAGGCATGATAAGAATGGTGCTGCATAATAATTGTAATGGCCTTGAGGGTAGACTTAATAAGTGGGCTAATCGTTCTAAGGCAGATAAGAAAGTCTTTATGCAAAATGTCTTAGACTATTGGGACATTGAATTCGATAACCCTATTCATCCGAGGCACAAATGACAGTTAAACTCTTACCTACTCAACATTCCTTTGTTAAAGACATGACTAACAGAGAACAGATGTTCTGTGGGGGCTACGGTTGCGGCAAGACATTTGCAGCAGCAGCGAAAAGTTTACTCTTAGCATCTAAGAATCCAGGTCATGCGGGTTGCATTCTATCTCCTACACACGGCATGTTAGTAGACACATTCATTCCTACGTTTGAAGACATGCTTAAAGCAAAGAAGATTAAGTACGATTACAGAGCAAGCCCTACCCCTAAATTCTTCTTGCACTTCAAGCGTGGTGTTAGTGTTGTCTATTGTCGTAGTGCAGAGAATTACAGACGTTTAGCATCATTGAATTTATCGTGGGCAGTAGTAGATGAAGGTGATTTAATTCCCAAGCCTATCTTATTGAAGATGTGGAAGATGGCTCAAGCTCGCTTACGTGCTAAGTCTCCGTTCAGACAACTATGCATGACTACGACGCCCGAAGGATTTGAGGGTGCTTATGAATTATTCGTCAAGGAAAAGAAATCATTTCGCGTTAGCTATCACGCTAGTACAAGAGAGAATCATCATCTACCTGAGGATTACATAGACAATCTTTATTCATCTTATTCTGACAAAGAGATTCAGGGATACATAGATGGAGAGTTTACGAACTTACATAGTGGCACTGTCTATCATTGCTTTAATCGCAATGACTCTAACACGGATAAAACAGTAGACTCATTCACTAAGTACAAAGATGATAAGCCCGTTACAGCAGCAGCATTACACATAGGCGTTGACTTTAACATAGGTAAGACGTGTGGCATGGTCTGTGTATTGAGCAAGGGCATAGTGTACATAGTAGATGAATTCACATTCTTAAGAGACACAGAGCAATTGATAGACGCTATTAATGCTCGTTATCCTAATCATCAAATCTACATCTACCCTGACTCAAGTGGTAAGAGTCAACAGACCGCTACTACAATGACAGACATAGCATTACTTAAGAATGCGTTCGGTGATCGTAATGTACGCTACCCTAACAAGAACCCTAAGATAATGAATAGAGTGAAAGCGGTAAACGCTATGTTCTTAAATGGGCATGACAACAGACGCATGTTTGTTAACACAGAGACATGCCATGAACTAACGTCGTGTCTTGAACAGCAAGCATTTGATGAGAAGACTGGACTACCTGATAAGAAGAACAATCTCGATCACCCTCTTGACGCGCTTGGGTACTTTGTACATCACAACAACCCTATCATTAGTAGGCCAACTGCTCGTAACATCTAATTCCACAGCTATACAGGGTACTGTCTTGTCTTAGATAAATAAGTGCATAACAAATCTTCCGAGGATTAATTCAATGCCAACGATGCATGACTACGACAGAGCGTACTTCGCCTCTGATGCTTCTGACAAACTCCTATCACTAGTAGCAGAGATGAATACAGTAGAGTCTCAAAAAGCAAACAAAGCACTAAACTTCTACGATGGACTACAAAAAGAAGAGCTAGTAAAGTTCCTTGATGAACATCGTAAAGCGTGGCGTCAAGACAATGTTGTGCCCCGCACCAGAAATTTGACAAAAATGGTAGTAGAGAAGTCAGGACAGATAATCCATGACACCCCACCTATCTATGAAGTATTTGATCGCAGCGAGGATGATAACGCTAGCGAGGAAGCAACAGAACGTCTAATCGAATTACTTAACAAAGCAGACTCAATTGAAACATGGATTAACTTGGATGAGGTAGTACGTCTATTAAAGACTGCTCTCGTCTTAGTACAATGGAATGAAGAAGCTGAGTGCATGGAGTACGACATTCTACATAGGGGTAACAGTGTTGTTAAGTGGAACCCTATTAACAAAGCCCCTACTCTATGCTTATACAGACTATGGAGCAATGAAGAAAAGGATGCTTACAGACTCTATCTTAATGACGCAGTAGTAGACTTTGTACACAACCCTGTCATTCAAGGCACGGGTACAGTAAAGATTATAAACGATGAAGAGAACCCTTACGGCATTGTGCCTGTAGCTCAATTCTATGACACACAAGCACCACGTACAGGTTTCTGGAATGTAGTACCGCATGACATTATAGACATGAATGAGATGTATAATCTATCTATTACTGAATCAGAGTACGCTATGAGTTGGATGAAGAAGCCTACATTGTTTACTAACGCACAGCTAGCAGACTCGCACTTAGAGGAAACATCTAGCTACGGAAGAGATGTAGAAGTAACGACTCAATTAGGTGTTACAAGTAAGTTCCCACATCAGCGCATTGACTCACAAACAGATAGAGTTAAGTTTGGCCCTAGTACTGCAATTCAATTAGACAGCACAGGCGTAGACAGTCCTTTCGCTGAATTCAAATCACCAGTAGTTGATCTTGGTCCGCTAACAGAAGTAGTTGACGCATGGGTAATGTCCTATGCTAGTGACTGGTCTGTACGCATAGACGTTGCGGGTACTGGTCGTGCTACATCGGGATTCCAATTAGTAGTTGAAGAACTACCCAACTTAGAGTTACGTAGGCAACGACAAAAAATGTTTGCCGTAGGACTAACGCGTCTATTCGGCGTAATCAAAGTAGTAGCTAACACACATGGCGAATCTAATTTCAGTGATGAGAGTAAGCTCTTTGTAAGCTTTGGTGAACCTAATCTACCTGTTGATTCTAAGGTACAAGAGGATCTATGGAGTACTAAGATTGACGCGGGCAGAGCATCGCTTGTTGATTACTTTGTAGAAGAAAAGGGCATGAGTCCCGAAGAAGCAGTCGAGAAGATTGCTGAGATCCAAGAGATTAAACAAGTATTGCGTGATGCTAATACACCGCCCCAACTACAGCCACAGCCTGTAGTAGAGGAAGAGGAAGAATCGGAGGAAGAAGAAGAAGAATAAGCCCTTTACCCTCGGAAGGTAAAGTAGATAAATAAAGTGTAAGAAGAGGCGGAGGCCAACGAAGGAGTTAATTATGTCTGGAGAGACGAACGAGAACGCTACTGATGTAGCAAACGACGAAGCAACTGAGGAGTCAGGGGCAACAACTGGTGTAACGCAGGAGGAGCTTGCGGTACTAACAGCACAGCTAGAGAAGCAATCAGCTTTAATTGATAAGCTTCGAGTACATGAGCAGACCAGTTTATCCGAAGCAGAGAAAGAACGTACTAAGCGCAAAGGCGTGGAAGGCGAGTTCGATGCTTTTAAGGAACAAGTTACTAAGCAGATAGACGAGAGCAAGGTTGACGTAGCCCTGGAGAGGGAACTAACATCAGCTAATGCAATCAATGTAGATCTAGCTAAGAAACTAATTGATAGAAGTGGGATCGACGTTGTTAATGGTAAAGCTAACACACAAAAGATTAGCCAAATCATTAATGACTTAAAAGAAAGCGAGAGTTATCTGTTCAAGCAGAAAGAAGCGCCTTCTGAAACGAAGCCAAATGCACCTAAGCCAGCGAGAGCAGGAGAAGGTGAGAATGAGGACATCGTTAAGAAGGAGATGAAGGCTGCTAAGACAGTTCAAGAACTCAATGCTGTAATAGCCAAGTATGGTGTCGGTACTGCTCAATAATTTAAACCAAGGAGCCCATTAAAATGGCCGCATTTACAACAAACATGACCGGCACAGTAGCACTCGATGAGAATGCTGTAATTGCCTTCACGCAAGCGTTTACCTTGGAAAATGAACAAGCACAGGTTCTCGATGCGAACGTTGTTTCAATCAACGAGCAAATCAATGCTAAGTCGTTCAACTTTCCACGTTATGACACACTTGCACCAATCACATCCGCACTAACAGAACTAGATGATCCTACTTCTGTAGCAATGGCGGATAACGAAGTAGTTATCACGCCGCTCGAATTCGGCAATGTGATAACGACATCTAAGCTTTCTAATCTTCAGAGTGGCGGACGTACAGACGTAGGTGCAGCAGCACTAGTAGGTCGTAACGCTGGTCGTTCACAAGACGCGATTGCTCTTGCAGTTCTTGACGCAGGTTCAGGTTCTACAATCACCCCAGGTGGCACAGCAGTAGGTTCTCTAGCAGCAACCGACGTAGCTGACGCTACATTCCTAGAAGATGCTTATCATCAACTAGCTAAGAATTCTATTCCAATGCTAAATGACCAGTACGTTATGGTTGCTCCTGATGCAGTTATTTCTGACATCAGAGATGACAGTGCAGCTTCAGGTGGCTGGACTGACGTTAACAAGTACAGCGCAGTAGAGCGAGTACTTAAGAACGAAGTTGGCATGTATAAAGGCTTCAGAATCATTCGTCAGAATGACTGTCTCCTAACTGCAGATGCAGGTGCTGGTAACGTTGACGTTTACAACTGTCACTTCCTAGGCTTTAACGCACTAGGTAAGGCAGTTAGCAACCCAGTTGGAATTACTATTACTGGCCCTTACGATAAGCTTAATCGCTTCTTG